CCATAACATTGAACATGCCGACGTAAACTCAGTGGTAAGACTTGACGACAAACTCACCAAGTTTTGGCGCTACCTAGTTTATTGCGACGTCAACCACCGTAGATAAATAATGTGTTCATTGTAATATTTGCCTGAACAAAATGTTTATGCTATATTTTAAGTAAGTCAGAAACACAGGCGACGGTCTGGAAAGGAAAAACGGAAATATGACTGAATACTTTACCAAAGAGGGCGATGAGTTCAAGAAAGTTGACTCATTTAGCGAAGAGCAAATCGATGAGATAGCTGGCGATGTGCCATGGCTAACCAAGAGGCTCGAGCGTGCGCGTGAAAATGAGCGGTCCAAGTTTGCAGATTATGACGATCTGAAAACCAAAGCCACTGACCTCGAGTCAAAGCTCACGGCAGCGACCACGGAAAAGGACGATCTAACCAAGAAATTGGCTGGCGCCCAACTCGAAACCGAAAAGGTCAAAATCATTGGTGAGTTCAAACTTGGCGACGATCTAGCAGAGTTTGTCACAGGTGAAAACGCCGACGAGATGCGTAAGCGAGCTGAAAAGCTGGCAAACGGCGTCAAGCCAACAGGCGTACACATCGATAAGAAAGACAAACCAGACGAGAAAAAGTCTGACGCTAAACGTATCGCAGGTGAATTATTTGGTCGTAAAAAAGACTGACGCAATATAAGTTAATTTCTCTAAAGGAGAATTACCGTGGCAGACGTTTTACAAACATCAGATCTCGACCTAGCGGCACACCAGAAAAAGGGTGTATGGCGCAAAGCGATCAAAACAGGTGTGCTTTCACAGCTCGCCGCAGCCGACCCAGAAATCAAAGTCGGTGACACCAACATTTTCACATTCCTAGACGCAGCCAAGGCTGAACTCGTCGGCGAAAGTGGAAACAAAAGCTCACAGGATGGTAAGCCAACCAACGCGACAGCGAAAACCTATAAGGTGCAGGTTACTTACCGTATGAGCGACGAAGTTAAGTACGAAGATGAAGATTACCAGATTGGTCTTGTTGAGGCATTGGTCGGTCGTGTTGGTGAGGCTCTATCTCGTGCGCTTGACCTCATTGCTATTCACGGTGTGAACCCAGCAACAGGTGAAGTTTCAGAGCAAGTTACACAGTACCTTGACAAAGCAGGTTTCTTGCCAGCTGGTCACGTTATTACCGAAAGTAATGACGAAAATGCAGACGTTGAGGCGCTTGCAGGTGCATTGCAGGGTGACGGTTACGGTGCGACAGCTGTTGCATTTGACCCATCATTCGCTGGTAAGCTGGCTCGCGCAGAAACTAGCCAAGGCGCAAAGCGATACCCAGAGCTTGGACTCGGTTTCAACATCGAGAGTTTCCAAGGTTTGCGCGCAGCATCTAGCGATACTGTATCTGGTCGCAACGAAATTGATACGCCGCTTGTACGCGCTATCATGGGTGACTTCCGTGCATTTGTATGGGGTGTTGCTCGCCAAGTGCCACTACGCACCATTGAATATGGTGACCCAGATGGCAACGGTGACTTGCAGCGCAAGAACGAAATTGCTATTCGTGCAGAGGCATACCTCGGTTTCGCCTTTGTCGATCCAAAAGCATTTGCGATTGTCAAAGCAAGCCCAAGCTCTTAATTGAGTCTGGCAAACACAGAGAGCGCTCGGGAAACCGAGCGCTTTTTGTTGTAAAACATTTATGGTAAAATAAGCCCATGAGCAAGGTAAACTACATCAACGAAAAAGGCGGCGAAATCCGACAGTTTGAAGAGGGCAAGCAGCCGAAAGGTTGGGTATTTTTACCACCAATGAAACGGTATCTTGATAAAGATGGCAAGTTTCATTTACGCGTACAATTAGAGGATTGCGTAATCGATATTAGCGAGAGCGATGTACCCCGAGAAGTGCTTGCACAAGAGGGTGAAGTTGTCGAGGATGGAGAAAAAGCCAGTGTCGTCGCCAGCACAAAGTAGCTATATTGCCGATCTCGCGGTCGTCAAAACAAAAGAGTTCAAAGAAGTAAAAGAGCTGATCATCGCCAACGGTATTACTGGCGATGATGCGACGATTGTTGAAAAAGCACAGTCGATTGCCGAAATTACGAACGCACTGACCGATTTACAGGCATCAAAGCTGATAGATGCACTCAATGCCGCGAAAGAGCCAGCACGCAGCACGCAGTACAGCCAGAAACGCATTGATAAAGCCGCTGGCTTGCTCGATGACATCAGTAAGACGATTGATGGGTGGGATTTCTTATAATGGACTACTCAATATTTACTGGCACCATTCTCAAAAAGGTACTCGCGGCAATGGCGGTGATCAACAACCCCGAAATCGCGCCAGCCATACGCCAACGCAACCAAGAGATACTGTTTGAACAGGTCGGCGCCAAAGTGTACGCCAAGATTTACGATATGAACGCATTTGATATGCAGATTGAGCATACTGTCGGCGACGGCATCGATAATCGTTTCTATGGACTCGCAAAGGTAGCCAGCGCATCGATTGCCACAGGCGCTCTCGGGCTTGATGAGTACGTCAAAAACTTTATTGACAATACGATCGGCATGGCGCAGCGTGACGCGGTACGCAACGCTCGAGAAAATGGCAAGCGCCCGACAGTCACGCGAACTGAAAGCGCCGACTGTTGCAAGTGGTGCCGCTCAAAAGCTGGCACATACACCGACCCAGACAGTAGTGTATTTGAACGCCACGGCGGTTGCGATGGAAAGATTACGACATCAGGTTATGGCTCACGAAATGGACTGTTGAAAAATTATGTCAAACCGAGCGAACGCTAAAAAAGTAATCATATCTGGTCAGACCCCATCTCAAAAAAACAGTAAGCAAATATTTAAAAACTTTGCAACTGGCGCCTCATTCATTTCATCAAGTGACATTGTTAAAGAGTGGCAAAAAGAGGCAAAGGCTGAATTGCGCAAATACAAGTTTAAGTTTATTGGTCGCGTCCAAATCGACTATATGTTTTATGTCGTCGACAACGCGCAGCGCGATCTCGATAATATGATCGCATCAGTAAACGATGCATTGCAGCTCGCCAACTCGCAGTACCATGTCGTGAAAGGCAAAGTCAAACCAATCAAAGGCACTGGCATAATACAAGGTGACCACTGGCAATTTTTGCGCCTCGGGTCAGCCGATGCTCAAATCGACAGAGAAAACCCACGCGCCGAAATGATCATCACTGTCATCGACAATGTGGCGCAATAAACTTATGGTAAAATAGCAATATCTGCTATAATATAATCAAATATCAAAGGTACGCCAACAGTTGCGGTAAAACTGGTTTTGAAAAAGGAAACCATGAACACCGACGAACTGATAATCGATCTCGCGGAAAGCACAGCCAAAGACTTACTCAATAAGCTTGGTACTCGTGCGCCGAACGTACAAGACAAGTACGATTATTACGACGCCGATAACGATGTTCACGACTTTGGCATCTCGACACCTCGTAAAATGAAGAAACACCAGCCTGGAATTGGTTGGGCTAAACGAGCGGTCAACACTCTTGCTGATCGCGTAGTATTTGACGGCTTTGCAAACGACAAAGCTGGTATTAACGCTATGCTCGACGACATCAACGGTACCACCACAATCAACAACGTAAAAGATGATGCTTTCATTGTCGGTGTTGCGTTTGCGGCTGTATCAGACGATGGCAATGGCAAAAAGGTTATCGTACCGTTTACAGCGCTCGAGGCAACAGGCACAGTCGACATGACGACTGGCTTGCTTTCATCTGGTTTAGCGATCACTCGCTGGGGCTTGCCAAACGATGGGCGATACAAGCAAGTACTGACAGCTCTTGACTTTGTATTATTCTTGCCAGAGTTCACGGCTGTTTTTGAAAATCGTACATTGTGCGACATATACTTTAATTCATCAAAACGTACTCAACTACATAGAATTACCCACGGCTCGAGTGCCAACCGCCCACTTGGTAAAGGTCGTATCACAAACACAGTGCGCCGCATCATTCAAGAGGTGTCACGACTCAAGGTACGCGAAGAAATTGCCGAAGAGTTTTACGCATTGCCTCAACGATACATTACTGGTCTTGCGCAAGGTGCTGAAAAAGACTCAAACCTCGACAGCGCAATCGGTTTAGTATGGGCGATCACTAAAGACGAAGATGGTGACGCGCCAAAGGTCGACCAGTTGCAGCAAATGAGCATTGACGGCTTTATCGGTGCCAAGAAAGACAAGGCACGCGATTTTTGTGCAGAAACCGCACTCACATTGCGCAACCTTGGGTACGAAACTGGCAACCCGACCAGCGCTGAAAGCTTGAGTGCAATGTCTGACGACCTATTGCTCGAGGCAAAGAATAGTCAAAAAGAAATGGGCGAGCAGATCAAGCAACTCGTCACAACGCTATATATGGAAACGCAGCAAATTGACACAGTGCCAACCGCCCTTAAAGAAATTGCACCAGCATGGGAGTCAATTTTTCAAGTCGACATCGGCGCAGCTGGTGACGCTGTATTCAAGCTCAGTCAGGCGTTGCCAGAGCTTATGGGTACGCCCGAAGTTTACCAGATGCTTGGTATCAATATACGACAGGCTGAGAAACTTATGGCGGCTCGAGCGGCGGCAAAGACTAATGCATTTATGCAATCACAGGGAGGGGCGTAACCGTGGCTTTACAATCACTTGTTACGGTGCCAGAGCTAGAGGCTTTTTGGCGACCACTCACCGACGCTGAAAACACGCGTGCGCAATCATTGCTGTTGCTTGCCAGCAACCGCTTACGCCTCATGGCTGAAAATATCAACATCAATCTCGATGATAAGGTAGATGCTAGCGAGATTTACAAGTCAAACGTACAGTATGTGATCATGGAGGCTGTAAAGCGAGCGATCGTTATGCCAACCGACCAGTTGCCAGTAAACAGCCAGCAAACAACGGCAGGTCCATACAGCGAAAACATCACATTTACGAACCCAAGTGGCGATCTATGGTTTAAAAAGCAAGAGCTGTCAGAGATCGGGTTGTATGGGCGTCAATCATTAAATAGTATTTCAACAACTCGAAAGGAGCTGTACTCGTGAGTAAAAAAGTATTTAACATGCAGGGCGGCAAGCACAGTGCAGCCGCATATAGTGAATTAGAAAAGTGGATGTACGGCAGTGTTGCCGCAAACAGCGCCAGCTTTGTCGTGAGCGCTGGCACTGGCATGAACGTCAATATCTCGACTGGTGCTGGTCTGATTAGCGACACCATCGCACGTCGCATTGCCACTGATGCCGTCGAAACCGCAACCGTGCCGACAGCAAGCGCATCATTTAACCGTATTGATACAGTAGTCGCATACATTGATACAGGTGTTACGCCGACCACCGCTGTTACCGATAATACTAATGACATACTCAAGTTTGCCGTTGTTGCTGGTACAGCCGCCTCGACACCTGTTGCACCGACTGGCGCAGCAATTATATCAGCAATTGGCGCAGGTAAGCCGTACATGGTGCTTTATGACGTACTGGTGCCTCAAAACGCAACCAACACATCTGGAATGACGTTTACTGATCGCCGATTATTTCCAACCGCCCAAGCTATTGCAGATGCAATTGTTACAGCCGCAAAAATTGGCGCTAACGCAGTTACGACAGCAAAGATTGCAAACGCAGCTGTTACAGCCGCAAAATTAGATTTTACTACACAAAAGCCGAATAATAGCACGTCGTGGACTGGTATATCTTATGGAAGTGGTTGGACTGATTACGAACCAGCGACTTTTACCGTCGGAGGCTACTACAAAGACATCACAGGAATTGTATACTTGCGTGGTGTTGTGAAGCGCGTATCTGGCAGCGGCACAATAATTGGTACTTTGCCAGTCGGTTTTCGACCACTGAGAACTGTTGGTGGTGGTGCGTATGGTGATGCTGGACTTGCTAACGTGCAGGTAGCCGCTAATGGTCAGATAACACTTATATCAGGCTCGACAGGTGGTTTCATATACCTTGATCGTTTCTTCTTCTTTGCGGAACAGTAATCAATGGAGTTTTGAAAATGTGTAATCTAAATAACAACCACGATAAGCATAAAGGTGTAGTGTAAACTTATGAATGAATTGCTTTTAGCACTCATAGCGTTTGCACTAGGCTACCTTTGTGGCTTATTAACAAAACATGAATTGTGGGTATGGTTGAAAAAGCATGGCATCAAAACCAAAAAAAATAAATAAGCAAAAAATCATCGAGCAACAACAAGAGCGTGTTGATAATTTTGCTCGTATTTTGCAAATAGTCGCTATCATTGGTGTAGTGGCAATTGTTATTGTTGGTCAGCTTGTCAAGAGTGATAACCCAATACCAGTATGGATACCAGCAGGTTTGATGGGCGTTGCCATCGGATTAAGCCCAGAGCAGTTTATCGAACTAATAAAAGCATTTTTCACAGGACGGAAAAAATAGCCATGAAAATACCAACGCCAACCCTATCAGAAACCGCACAATCGCGCATAACACGCGTATACGGCATTTTCAGAGCCGTTATGTTCAAAGCCATACCTGTAATCATTTTTGCTTTCATATTGTCGCAGGTGGCTATACTGATCGATCAAAAAAACTATCGTGATGCACCAGCCGACAATTTCTTGAAATATACCGAGTTCAGTGTGCAAAATGCCCGAGAAAATGAAGATGTTTATTTCAAAGTGTGTCGAGATCGAGTGAGCAACATTCAATATGATGGCGACTTGAGTATTTATATTATTGCGAACGCTGACAAGCCCGAAGAGAGCAAGGCTCAAGTGTATAGTCGTGATATTGGCGGCACTATACAAAACGAATGTGGGGGCGGGGTCATACGCGCATCTGATTTCAAGCACAATGTCGGTACTTATGAGATGGGTTTTTGTGTACGTTTCAAAGTGAAGTATGGTTATGAAAAAGAGCAATGCAAAACAAGCAACCGATACCGTATTTATAGCCAGTCCCAAGACGTTGATACACGCATACGCGATCTTGAGCAGCAACTCGAAAGTGCCAGACAAGAGCGAGCCGATGCAGGGGGCAATAACAACGGTGGTGGTAGTGGCACTGGCGTCACACCACCATCTTGCAGTGTCAATTTGATATTTGGCATTGGCGTCGGTTGCGGTAGTGACGGCTTAATACGCTTATGATATAATGTTTTCAAACAGAGCTTTCATTATTTGATTGTTGTGTCAGCATCCAAAACGGAGAAAAAATATCGTGGAACCAAACAACGCACAAAACGTATCATTTGGTAAACCAAAAGCCACTGGTGCGCTTTTTTATGCACCAAAGGGTACAACCGTACCAACAAACGCGACTAGCGACCTCGACGCCGCTTTCCGCAACGTAGGTTACATTAGCGAAGATGGACTGGTCAACGCTACTGAAACCGACACCGAGAGTGTAAACGATTGGTCTGGTACTGAGGTACTTTCAGGTCAAACATCGTTTGCCGAGATGTTTACTTTCAACATGCTTGAAATTAACCAAAACTCGATGAAGTTGTATTACGGTGAGGATAACGTCGAAGTTGATGGCGAGGGTAATATCACCGCTATCAAAGTCAAACCAGCTGAACTCGATGAAGTTGTGTTTGTCGCTGAAGTCGTACTCACTGGCGGTCGCATCAAGCGTGTTGTCGTGCCTCATGGTAAGTTTGTTGATCGTAGTGGTGAAATCTCATACGTCAACTCTGAGGCTGTTACATATCCTGTACAGCTCAAAGCGTACCCAGACACCGACACCAGCACTCACGCTGAATACTTTGCATCAGTCGCATCGTAGCCGGTCCAAAAAAATTAAACACCCAGCTTGGCACCTTGCTGGGTGTTTTTGTTTGCGTTGCTTATGCTATAATTTGATTACGCACCGACTCGCCAGCGATACTGGTGTGCGGTTAACAAAATAAGAAATGGAGTAATACCAATATGGCAAAGCCAGACGAAACAGCAACCACCGAAAATGATGAACTGAAACTCATTAAAGTTGAAGATTACGAGTTTTATTGTGATGTCGACTTAATGGATGACGTCGATGCACTAGATATTATTCACCAAATCGAAGATAAATCACGCGTATCAGCAATCGTGCCATTATTGCACCACCTATTGTCTGACGAAGAGTACAACAAGCTCGCGCAGCATTTCATTAAAAAGGATGCCGAAGAGTACAAAGCCAAAAAGGACTATCGTCCACGTTTCCGAGCATCAAAGCTCACAGCCGTATACAACGCAATCATTGCGCAATTTAGCCCAAAAGGTTAGCCCTCGCCAAATTACGCCGACAGTATTTTGACGAAATCGAGGCTGACTTTCACGAATATTACCATTTAGATATTGCGCAATTGAAGTCGGAAAAGGCGGCGCGATTACTTTTTCAGTTACCATCGGGTAGCAGGATATATCGAAGATTGCAGCCAGCGAATACATGGGGCTGGCAAGAAGTGTTGCAAAACCAAATGGTATATTTACTCAACGTGATTGCGTGGCAAAGCACCAAAGATGCAGCGCGTAAGATACCGCTAAATGCGCCAAAGCCGTTTGTACCAGAGTTTATGCGCAATGTACAAGCCGAGCAACAAATGAACAAAGATATTGAGGCTCACGACGTTGACGACATCAAGGCAATACTTGCCAAAAAGCGTGTTTAGTTGTGTTGTAAATAATGACATAAGATTTAACAGGGGCGTGACCCCTGTTATTTTTGCACTCCCCTCCCCCGCTCAAAACCACTATTCTAACACCTTACAGCCAAAAATCAAGCGACACACAAGGCGAAGAGGGGAGTGCGGTGGTGCTAGTGCTATAATAGAAACAATATGGCAAGTAGTGATGTATCATTTGTACTCGACACAGCGGCAGCCGAAGAGCTGTTAACAAGCATGGCGATGCCAACTGTAAAGACATCAGCCGACGCGATTGTGAACCGCGCAAGGTCCATGGCATCAAGTATGTCGAGCAACCCACCAGAGTTCAGCGTTACAACCGAAGTGGGTACAATCAAGCGTGGTGTGCGTGCCATCGCCACCATTGCAGTACAGGCAACTGACGCCCACCAAAATTACATAGGCTTTATGGCTCTCTCAAAAGCAAAGGATGCTGGGAAAGTCAACTAGCTTATGGTATGATATAAGCAAATAAAGTCACGCCAACAGTTGCGGTAAAACTGGTTATCAAAGAAAGGTAATCAAGCAACCAACATGGCTGGCACAATCGGAACCGCATATTTCAAACTAGCACCGAACATGCAGGGTGTTCAGAGCAAGATTGCGGCTGGAATGAAAGGCGCAGGTGCGCAAGCCACTAAAGATTTGGGTAGTGAAATCGACTCAAACTCTGGTGGTTTTCAAGGCGCGATTGGTCGGCTCGGTGGACTAGCCAAAGCTGGTGGTCTTGCAATTGCTGGTGGTATCGCCGCTGGCGCCGCTGGTATCGCCGCACTGACTGGAAAGATGCTGATGTCGGGTGCAGAGCTTGAACAGCAACTCGGAGGCTCTGAGGCGGTATTTGGCGAGTACGCCACTAACATTCAAAACACAGCATTGACCGCATACAAAAATATGGGTCTGTCGCAAAATGAGTTTTTGCAGGGCGCCAACAAAATGGGGTCACTTTTCCAAGGTGCTGGCTTTGATGTTCAATCATCAATGAAGATGTCGAGCGAGTCAATGCAACGTGCATCTGACATCGCCTCAATCATGGGTATCGATACAACCACCGCGCTCGAGGCGGTCACTGGTATGGCAAAAGGCAACTTTACCATGATGGATAACTTGGGTGTCGCAATGAACGATACCGCGATTGGTGCATACGCGCTATCAAAGGGTATCAACAAGTCGACCGCTCAAATGTCTATTCAGGAAAAGGTCGGACTCGCACAGCAAATGTTCATGGAGAAAACCGCGAAATATGCTGGCAACTATGCAAAAGAAAACGATACTCTCGCTGGCTCAATCAACACCACTAAAAAAGCATTTGATGATTTCCTATCAGGTGGCAATACAATCGACGGCTTTATTCAAAGTTTAATCGGCACCATTAAAATTGCTGTACCTCAAATCACCGCTATATTGCCACAAATTGTCGAGGGTATAGGTCAAGTTGTATCAGCTATCGTACCAGCGCTTGCAGAGGCATTGCCAAAACTATTACCAGCACTTATTACCGCAGCTGTCGGCTTGCTCGATCAGCTCGTCAAGGCGTTGCCTCAAATCATCGGGGTACTTGTTGCAGCATTGCCACAATTCATTGAGGGCTTTGTAAAGATATTCATTGGTATCGTGCAAGCATTGCCACAAATTATTACCGTCCTAGTAAATGCAATACCAACCATCATCGATAGCCTCGTAAATGCACTTACTAACCCAGAGGCATTAACAGCCATCATTCTAGGCGCCATACAGCTGTTTCTGGCGCTGTTGCAAGCAATACCTGTCATTATCACCGCATTGGTCAAAGCCGTGCCTGTAATCATCGAGAACATCATTAAAACGCTAACCAGCCCACAATTTATCGCTGGTCTTATGGGCGCTGGTGTTCAACTCATAAAAGGTTTGATTACAGGTACGCTATCAATGATTGGCGCAATCGGTGGAGCAATTGGTAAAATCATCGGCATCATCGGTGATACGCTCGCACCAAGCAACCTCGCTCGTATTGGTGGCGATATGATTAAAGGTCTTTGGAATGGTATTACCGATCTCACTGGCTGGATAGTCGGCAAGATAAAAGGCTTTGGCGATAGCATACTCGGTGGCATCAAATCATTCTTTGGTATTCACTCACCATCAACTGTCTTTGCTGGCATCGGGCGCGACCTCGACCGTGGACTCGCAAAAGGTATTACCGACAACTCTGGCTTGGTTGATAAATCAGTCACAGGCATGGCTAACGACGCGCTGAGTGGCATGAAAGCAATAAATGGCTCAATGAGCGCTGGCTTTAATGCAAACGTCACCACGGCACAAAGCATACAGGCTGGTGATTACGAGTCAGCACCAAAAGTTGTGCAATACATTGATATTA